CTAAAACCAGACCTGCTCAATTTGGAGGGTCGGTCAACGAGTGCATCCACACTGACCGCCGATCCTCCACAGGTGATAAAGAATGAGTCTATACTGCGAACGACCACGATGTAACACGAAGATTGCCTCTGGCTACAGGCCGACATGCCGACAATGTGCCAGGTGTCTGAGGATTCACGGGGTGTGGCGATCATGAAGGCCATAGACGACACTCCACGCAGCTCGAGGACGTTCGAGGTAACTATCCCCTGCCCGCACTGCCGGAGACTCCTAGACGTGTTCCTGAAGGAGGCGAGTTGAATGGTTACTCATCGAGAATTAGTGGCCGATATATGGGAGGACATTTATCTCTCAGCGCGTGTGTCAGAAGAACATGTCATCAGAGACACAATAGAGGAAAAATGGGGCAAATTGTCTGATAAGAAATACCACAAAGCAATTGCTCAGGTGATTAACATTATTGCAAAGAAGGCGGGGTATTAGACATGCCAGGAATAAACGCGAACCTGTCGAACGCTGCCTTCGCCATCTGGGAGGAAGTGCCTAAGAAAAAACGGCGCCCAGTTAATTCAATGGGGGGCCCCATGGAGCAGGGCCGCTCTGCCTGGCTCTCTGGTGTCATCATCGATCACCATCAAGAGATGAAGCGGTTCAAGCTCGACGCTCAAGCGCACATCGAAGAGAAAATCAAATTGATGAACACCCTTCGAGATATGACCGCATCAAGGGACAAGCTGCAAGAGATCGTGCTGGGGGCGAGCGAGTGACCGTTGTTATTTGTCGATGCGGATGCAAGCAGACCTTCAACTATGATACTCGTCGTTGTGTGCTCTGCAAAAAATGGATTAATGTCGTAAAGCAGGTTGATTGGACCGATGGCCCCAAATCGTAGTCGCTCCCCCCCACTCTTTTGCATCATTTCTCGATTCTTTCAACGAAATAGTCGGGAAATAGTGCCTATGATTGGGAGTTGTGAAATGAAGAGCTCTTCCATCGCTTCCCACCGTGCTCGATCCTCTGGTGATTCTGATTCAATGGCTTGCTTCCGTTTTGCCATATACCAAAGAGAGAAGTTCTGATAGAAGTTTGTCGGCCCTCCTATTATGGCATTGAAGAGAAGGGGGTCGTAACTTTCCATATCTCGATGTGGATAAAAGATAGCATAGAGGATCGGGAGAAGCAAAATCGTTACTTCGGCATTACCGAGAAAAGTAGCGATTGGGTTCAAAATTGAACCTACGCCTTGACCTATGTTTCTGATGGAATACGCCGTCGTTAAATCCTCGAGGATTTGTTTTTCTTTGTCCTGGAGACTGATGCGGTACTCGACCACGGTGTCGGGTTTTCTCTTGGTCATCAGAGCACCCCTGTGATCGAGTCCCAGAGCGTCTGGCCTAGACCAGCGCCCAGGATCCAACCCAGGAGAAAACTAGCGCCATAATTCGTGAGCATCTCCTTGGCCTTGTCACTGAGCTCACTCATCAGGCATCACCGGCCATGCGTCGCATGCCTCGTTGCTTGAGGGAAAGCCGCCGAGATCCCGCAGCTCCTGGCGATAGTCACGCCAGGCTGTCGAGAGAGTGACGTCCTTGAGAGCTCGCCAGTCACACTCGTGGAGAGCTGCGTTCCTCGCCTGTCTGAGTTCGGACCAGGAGACGTCGCGAGTGTGCACTACGTCCTCTCGGTCATCGGCGAAGTGTTCCGTGAGTACTCTACGCATATTTGAAACCCCAGACCGGGACACCCATTGAAGCGTCTCCTACAAGTTGCGAATCGGTGACAGTCGAGGGAAGATCGTAGTTGGTGCCGCCGTTGTTGTAGAAGATTGCGTAACCGGTACCGGGGGCGTGCGTATATCCGAGTTCAAGATAGAGAGCCTGCGCCCCCACCGATATGGCGGGTTTGGTCGAAGTCTCGGGAACAAACCCGATCCAGTAGGTTTCACCCACGGTCAAATCTGGAGCTGTTCCCCAAGCCGAAGACGTGTAAAGTGCGCCACCGCCCCCATTGACATCGATGGAGATATCTCCGATTCGGGTTCCAGGCAAACCGTTGGTGCTCGAGTAGATCGCAATCTTACAGTCATCCTTTCCCGTGTTGGTATTGGTTGTGCGAACGGTCATGTCGCCAATGGTGCCCGTCAACGGTGCAATGAAGCGACGGAATACAGCTTTGTCTTCCATGTTGGCGCTGGCTACGGTGCTGCTCGTAGTGCGATCCCGCCCCCAGGGGACGAAGTAGTTGTACGTCGTTAGCTGGGAAGCGTCGATGGGTTCGAGGGCGTACTGGGTGCCACCCGCTTCGAGAAGGCCCGTCCACTCACCGGACACAGCCAGGCGTGCCAGATTGACCAGCACTAGGTCCTGCAGCTCTTGTTCGTTCATGTCCTCAATCGAGATCGGATCTCCTACGCTTTGCAGCTGGGCGAACGTTACATTATCCAGGTCGAGGTTCTGGAGCAGGGGAAAGACCCTCTTTCCGGGCTTACGATCCTCAGCTCTCATCCCAACAACCCCTCCCATTCAGATTTGACTGACAACCTGGCGAGGTTCACCAGCACCAGGCGGTAGAGTTCTTCTCGATTCAGCTCTTCTATGCTGATCGGATCACCCACATCCTGCACGTTGCTGAATGATATCTGGCTGGCACCGTCGCCGGCCTCGAGAGTCTTGGTCTTCAGTAGCTTATACACGCGCGGGGAAATCGAGTGCGTCATCATCTCATCCCCACGACGAGCATGACATAGCCCCAGAAGCCACCGGGAATTGATGTGGATGGTGTGAACGGCCCAGCCCCGCTCCCGGTGGGAGGTGCTGGAGGGACCCCGTTGCCGTTACCGTTCCCATTTCCGGGCCAGTTCTGGTAGGGCGAGTCCTGCCAGCCAATCGGTTTGGCCGCTTGGCCCCCATAGCCAGGTAATTGCGGACTGCCTACCTGCACCAATGCACTCGCCTCACTTGAGTTGCTTGGATCGCATTTTGGCTATTCTCTCGATGCTGTCGAGGTCCTTGGTTGAAATGAAGTCCCTGAGGTAGAGCTTCTTGGCTTTGCTCAGAATCTCCGCTAATCTTCGGCGCCCTGCCGCCTTCGTCATGCGTGGCATTCAATCACACCTATGCATTTGTGAGGTACTCAAATTTATAATTCAAAGCAATCGGTACAGATGCGAATGAGAACGCCGGCTGTTGGGTAATCGGGTTCGTTGCGCTGCAAGAACCGACGACGTTACCCAGGGCATCGACAACGTAGAAGCCCTCAGTCTCGATCTTGTTTCCGTCAACAGACGTTCCGAACCATTTCGTGACGGTATCTCCGAAAATCGTATTTCCAATATCGTTGCCAGTTTGCAGATCGACTAGTGTTTCCGTTTGTCCTCCAGCACTCGTGACATGAAAAATCCTCGAGACTCCTCGTGCAGTATAGACTGCGGCGGAAGTTCCTCTATCCGCAGCCGTCTGGTTCATGCATTTTACGATATCTCCTGCTCTTAGAGTGTAAGGTTGGCAGAGCGCCGGCGATCCATCGGAGACAGCACCCTTGACCGACCATGGAACGATTGCAGCCACGAGGCCCTGCGAGAGAATGTAGCAGTACCCAACGCCGTTATCGCAACTCACCAGACCAGAAACGACGGTCTTTCCGGGGGCGAAATCCCCCACATCTTGGCTAACAATTGTGTATGTACTGTCAGTGCCAAGCGATGCTTCCGATCCCTCGGCGATTTCTGTTTTGAGTGGGATGTTTGTGCCGTCGCTGCAAACTAGGTTTCCCGTAACTGTGTTAGTTGCCATAGGATCACAACCTCACTCCGATGCCCAGGGGCTTCATCATATTTCGATTGACGTTGGCAATAGGCTTCCTCAGGAGCTTCTTAGCGAACTTGAAGGTGATTCCGATCCCTATTGCCTGGACAGCCATAGCCTGGTAATTCGCCATGAAGTTCGTCTGCATAGCGTCGAAGGACGATCCGGGGTCAGCGACCAGGGAAGAGAGCGAGACACTACCCCCGCCGTTCGTGGTCGCTAGTCCTGTACCCGTGGCACCGTCGAATCCGATGAATCCCACCGGGGTGTTATTGGCGACGCCGCCGACCAGGGTGGCCGCGTACGCGTAGCTCTCTGCGAGATTGATGAGGCTGATTGTCTTCGGTGATCGGCGCCTTGTTGCCTTCTTCCTGCGTGCCATGGTCCTCGGAACTGAACGAAGTCGCTAATAATCCTATTGAAAGTGGTCAATTGTCTATTCGAACTTCCCATCAGGGGCTCTTTGCGTGACAACAGCGTCAATTGTGTTCATCTTCTGAGCCGCCATGCCTTGAATGAGCTGCGCAATCGCACCTTGGATCGGGTTCGGCGGCTCGAAGTCACCGATCCCCCCATCCATGAGCCGATCTATCGTGCTCTTGAGTGCCATAGCCAGGCGTTCATCGAGTAATTCCAGCATGTTTGCCAGCTCGATCCGTAGCCAGAGGGCCAATGACACAATCGATAGTATGCAAATGACGTTCAAAACACCCAAAATGAGCAGTTCAGCGGCTACCATGTCTGTGCAACCACCACCGACCGCCCATCAACCTTCCCTCACGGTCCGATTTCACTCAAAATACTAGAGAATCTTGAAGTCCGGTGGCTAATGTGGGCTAGTCATCGCCGGCGGGAGGAGGTGTGGATGATGGGGCGAAGCCCCAGAAGCCAGAGCGACC